GGGCTGCGTATTGGCAGGCGCGATGCCGATGTTCCGGTCGGCTTCCGCCTGTTCTTCCGGCGTCAGTTTCAGGAACTCGGCTCGCTTCTCTTTCTTGCTCAGCGGCCGCGGAGCGGTGGGATCGGGGCGCGGTGGCGGCGAAGCGACCAGCGCCTCGTCGGCCGCGACCTGGTCGTCGATCTCCTTCTGCTTCGCCAGTTCCGCGCGGCGCTTGTTCAGCCGCTCGGCGGCTTCGGCGACCGCCTTGGCGTGCTCGTCGATGGCGGCCTGTTCTTCGGGGGTCGGCTGTACCGGCTCGGCGTCCAGCCATGCGGGTGCTACGGGCGGGGGCAGGCCGCGGGACTTGGCAATCGCGGCATCCCGTTCGTACCGGTCGGCCAGCTGCTTGCGCGCTGCGTCGGATGCCTCAGCGGTCCACGGCTGCATGCTCCATTCCAGCGGATGACGCCCGACCGCGCTCTGCGCATCGACCGCGTAGGGAAAATCCTGCGGCCCGTCGACGATGTGGTAGGCGACCGCCGACATGTTGGAATCGATCTTGATAGCCATGGTCAATCCTCAGGGTTAGACGTCGATGCCGGCGCGGCTGATCCACGACGTAGCGGTGATGATCGGCGTGGTCCCGCTGAGCACCCCGTACATGCGCAGGTAGCGGTAATAGATGCGCTGCATCAGGTTGGTGAACGGAATCTGGATCAGCGTTCCGGCAAGGCCAGTCGCCGGCACCGCTGGCGACGTGCCGAGGATGGTGGCAACCTGACGGTTGGCGGAAAGGCCGAAATCGTGAAACGCCAGCAGCTCGACGTTGCCGTTGCCGAACGCGACATCGTTCGAACCGAATAGATGCAGCTTGTAGACCTCATCCGTGGTGGTCTCGTCCAGCACGGTGAGGTCGATATTCCAGATGCCGTCGGTGCGGCCCGCCGCGGAAACCGGCTTGGCGCCGCCGAGGTCGATCTGGCCCGAGTTCAGGTTGTTGAAATACCCCGTCGCGGTCAACTGCTGGGTATCGCAAAACGCCAGCATGGCGTCGAACGGGCACGGGAATTCGGCAATCTGCGAGGGAATGGCGTTCGCGGTCAGGGCCATTGGAATTCTCCTTAGGCCACGATGGTGGCGTTGGTGACGGAATCGAGCCGGGCGAGCGCCTTGGGATGCTCGCGGGCAAAGCCGAAGTCCCACTTCACATGGGTGGAATCGAACGGCTGGCCGACGACGGGGCCTTCCGGCATGACCTGCAGCGGGGTCTGCTCGATGGCATAAAAGCCGCCGGGCCGGAACGACACACAGTAGATCGAGGAGGTGACAGCGGAACCGCCGCCGCTCGCCACTTCGGTGAAGGGCAAGAGGTCCGGCGAGTCGTCCGGCTCGTAACCGAACAGGATCGGCAGGCCCTTGAACTTGATGATGCGCCGGCCGAAATCGTCCTCGGCGTAAGCAACGGTCTGGTTGACCAGCGTGTTGTTGCGCGCCGCGGTGTCCCATTGCGGCATCAGGGCGCGCGGCATGATCCAGTGCGTCGGCTTATTCACGCGCCAGTACAGCGCGTCCATGTTGGCGAGCGACAATGCAGCGCCGCCGGACGCGGCCGAGTTGTGAATCTGGTTGCCGGTCGAGACGGTAGCGTCGAGGCAGCGGACCTGAATGCCGTTCGGGGTGCGGACGTTCGAGGAGTGATCCGACTTGATCAGGCCCTGCGAGAAGAACTGGCCGAGCGCAATACTGGTCAGCATCTCCTGCTTGTACTTCCCCTCCGGACCGAGGCGGTCGATCATGCCGCGGTCGGCGAAAATATATTGATCCAGGAAGAAGGTATCCTCCTCGCGCAGGTTGAAAGTGCCGGTGCCCTGACCGCCGGCCTCGTTGAGGCCGCGCTGCGCGACGGTCGGCAGGCTCGCGATGTCCATGTAGGCGCGCTTGCCGCGGTCTGCCGGAACGATGGGGCACGCCATCATCACGTCGGATTCCTTGACCATGTTCTCGACGAAGGTTCGCGTCGGATCGCTCTCGTCAATCGACTTGTAATATTCGACGAAGTTGGTCGGGGTGGTGATGGTAGCGGTGAGCGAGACCATTTAGATATCCTCCGTCCTAAGCCGTTTTCCGGGCGCGCAATTGGTCTTGCGCCAGCCGCTGTTCTGCGAAACTCATCTTCTCGAAGCCCGGAATCTTGTCGCCATCCGGCGCGACGCGGTGCGCTTGCGAGAAACTCGCGCTGCCCTGCGTGGTCAGGCGCGTTATAATTCGTTCGAACGCCTCGACATGGCGCGCCGTGACCAGCATCCCGGCCAGCGCTTTCGCGTCGCCCTTGTCCGGCGAGGTGTCCATGCCGGCGAGCCAGTTTGTCACGGCGTCGACACGGGCCGGCGCGGTGGGGCCAAGCTTGGTAATTTCGGCGGCGCGTGCGGTGGCGATGGCGGCCTGCGAGCCAACTTCGTTGCCGGCATAGACGGCAAGCAGTTCCTTGACGGCGTCCTGCGTCAGGCCGTGCTTGTGCGCGACGGCCTTGAGCTGGGCCAGCGCCGGATTCGTGGTGTCGAGCTTGTAATCGACCCCGGCCGGCGCTTTGAAGTCGGCCGGCAGCTCGAGCTTGTAATCTTCCGGCTTCTGCGGCAGCGCGCCCTTGCGCACATCCTCCGCGGCCTTGAAGGTCTTGAGTTCGTCGCGCTCTTTCAAGTCCTTGACGAGCGCAGCAGGATCGACCTTCAGGACATTCTTCTCGGCGTCCCAATAGCTGTCGGGAATGCCGTCAGGTCTCGGGGTCGTAGCCGGGGACGCGGGTGTCGGCGGTGATGCGGCGGCCGCCGGGGTTGCCGGTGCGGCCGACGCGGCGGGGGCCGGCGCTGGGGACGACAATGGGCTGCTCACCGTCGCCGGTGCTGCCGCTGGTGTTACCGGTTCGTCCACCACTTTCCAGAATTCCCTTTGCCATGAGGCCGATTAGCTTCGCGGCAAACATCCTTTCCCCCTGATCAATCCGCAACGCACCCTCTGAGTCCGTCGCTAAAACCGTCATCAAACGGCGCTGCAAAAACACATAGAAAGTCGCGCCATCCGGCGATCTGGCGATGCGGTCGACGGCCTCATGGCACGCAGCCGTGGTGGGGTGGACTTCGGTCATGCGGCGGGTCCCGGGGTTGCGTCGCCGGGGTCGCCGACATGGCGCGCACCGGCGAGCTTGGCCATCTGATCGACCGCCTTCTGCACCTCCGCGATGGGCCGCAGCTTGAGCAGCGTCACTTCGGTTTCATCAAGCCATGCCTCCATGGTCTTGCGGCCATCGACGTTCATCTTGAATTCCTCGGGGAACATGCCGCCCAGCGTTCCGGCGGTGCGCGCGGCCTCGGCGACGGCTTGCAGTTTGGCGGCGGCCTGCGCCGGATTGCGCGGCAGCATCGCCACCATCTTGCCGTCGATGGTCAGGGGCTGGATCGTCTTCGAGGCTTCCAGCAGATACTTGAAGCGCAGGAATATCTGCGACAGGTCGCGCCAGAACGACAGCCCAGGCGTGCCGATGCGGCGCTGCATCCGTGCGCGCTCGTCGAGCCATTGCGTCGCGGTCGGCGGGGTGTCGCCGGTCTGCTCTGGCAGATCGACATAGAACAGCTTCTGTAGCTTTTTGAGCTTGGCCTCATAGGCGTAGTGCTCCGGATTTGCCGGTGGCGCTGTGTAGATATTCTTGATCGCGCCTTCGGAGCCCGGCCGGATCGGATAGCCCATGCCGGCTTCGAAGCCCTCCTCGACCGCGGCAAAGCTATCGTCCGGATAGGTGATCGGCGGCCGCAAGGATAGTTCGGCATTCTCCTGCAGCATCAATTCGGCCTCGTCGATCTGACGCAGCGACGGCAGGCCCTGGATCAAAGGACCGAGGGCGAATGGCGAATCCGGCGTCGGATTGAAGCGGCCAACCCATAGAGGGCAGCAGCCCTCGCCCTTGATCTCGACGTTGTGCACGAGATTATTGCCGGTCTTGCCGACCATAACGACGTGCTGCCAGACCTCTTCGCCCTTGCGGTCCCACAAGCGCCAGAAGCCCCACACCACTTGCGTGCGCTCCTTGGCCTTTTCGGCGATTTCCTTTTTCAGATCGCCAGATATTTTGCCCCATATTTCCTCGCCGACAAGTTCGCGGAGATGCACGTTGCGGGTGTCGCGCGTCACGAAACGGTCGTCGAGATCACCGTAGGGGCCGAGATTAACCTCCAGCTCACGCAAGGGGACGGCCGAGGCGACAATCGGATTCGAGAGGTGTGGCCGGTCGATCCACAGCGCCACGATGCCGATTGACAAATCCGGATAGAAGCCCTTCGCCACT